GGAGCCAAGATACCAAGACTCGATAACTGTCCACCATATGATGGATTAGTTGTATTATATGTTGTTGCGGCAGTAACAACTGGTTTACCTGAGGATCCGCCACCACCGTTATTCACAATCACCGATCCAATTGGATATGTTGTGAGTGTTGTGAATAGGAAAGAGTTGGCTAAAGTTGTATTTGCGTTAGCCAATCTGTTATTTGCAAATAAACTAAGAGTTGTGTTTCCTATTTGTACATACTGAGCTAAAGAAATTGAATCTGTTGGTAATGTTACGGTTGCTATTCCGTTTGCTGCTGGATTTAATGTTGAAACACTAGCATTTGCACCGGTTATATTTGTTATGTTAATTGTTGAAGATGCATTTGCTGATGGCAAAACATATCCATAACCACCATTTAATACATTAATATTCTGCAAAGAACCTAATGTTACTGCACCAACTTGAGCAGTTGCACCGATGCCGTTACTTGAATCTAAACCACCATAAACAATAACAGGAGAACCGGTAGTATAATATAGTCCTCTATATGATGGATTGATATTAATTTGACTAATTTGACCAACAATCTTTGCAGTTAATGTTTCTGCACCAACTGGATAATTTCCATTAACATCAGCAAAAACTTGTTTACCGTTAAAAAAGTATACTGGTTGATTGTTTGAATCTACAATAGTTACCAGTTCACCTGATTGAAATAGACGTTCAATATTTGAAATGAATACTTCTATCTTACCTTGAACAAGTACAGCATTTTCAATTGTTGCAATAGATTTCGATGTTAGTCCAAAAATTCTAAGATTTTGTGTACTTAAAAAGTTTGTGTCTGATGATGCCAGTTTTAAACTAACAGGAACATACCAAGTTCCGGCAGATGCTTTTAAAACTACATCTTTAGTATAAAAGAAATCTACATCCGAGTTATATAAAACTCTAAACAAGAATTTATATGATGCCGGAGTACCTTTTGATTGATACAGTTGTTTCGCTAACTTAATTACTTCTGATTTGTTTGCTAATATATCTTGTGGAAAATTAGAAAGAAAGTCATTATAGAAGTAATTTATAAATTGATCTGTTGTGTTATCAACATCATCATAGTTTATTAAATTCTTCGTTGCGTCAGTAACATTATTGTATATTGGCGCACCAACAGTATTCGCACTAAGTTCCATCCATTCATAGTATGCTTGAACAAAAGTAACGAATGTATTATATGAAGGATCGTCCCGAATAAATTCAGGAAGTTGCGACTTTACTAAAAGCGAGGTTTTATAATTATTTGGTATCATTTAACCGTCTTAACTTTTCTTAGCTGTTACATTTACACTAATTGCTGAGTTGTCAAACGGATCAACAGTAATTATTCCATCATAAGTTGAAGAAATGATTGATGTTTTTGGTGTGACAGAAATAGCAAGTTGTCCTAAAGCATTATCAACATCCAATGGATTAAATGAATTAAGTGTTATAATTCCATTTACATAATCAACTGTTCCAACATTCGAATTAAATATTGTTTTTGTATTTGTTGAGTTATAATAGTAACTTCTCAGTACACCATATTGTCCTTGTATGACAACATTGAGTGATGCACTTTGTCCTTTAGTATCATTTGCTGCAGGCGTAACTGTGGCCACAGCAGAAGTATAATTATTACCTGCATTTGTAACAACAACACTTTGTATACTACCATTCACAATAACTGGATATGCAGTAGCACCAGTACCATCACCAGTAATCGTTATTGTCGGTACTGATTGGTAATTGAAACCTGGGTTTAAAACTGAAATAGATTCGACACCGAATGTCTGCATCGGAACTTCTTCAATGAAAACACCATCAATTGTGCTTGCTGTATTCGCTGGATTTAAAAACATCAAACCAGGAGAACTTGCTATACCACTAGAAAACATACCTTTCTCAAGTGGTGTATTATAATATAGTTTGTATGTTGTTGGTGCTGTTATATTTGGGAAAAACTTCTTTTGCAGTTGTATATTAAATTCACTTGTAATTATAGACTGATCAAAATTTTGAATGGCACTCAATAAATCATAAGAATTAAATGTTGAATTGAATGTATTTAATGTTGTTTTTGCAAAATTAGAAATTGAAGCAGTTACACCAGATTGTATTTCAGAAGCAGTAAATACTGTTTTAGTTGGATCATAGAAAACATTGGCTACAATTTTGATATATGTGTAATCTGGATCAACAATATTTGGTGTCACGGTTAAAACACTAATTGGTTTTAAAATCTCTGTTATTATTTGTTGTTTCTGTGAATTTGTCAGATTGTATGCACCAGTTGGTTTGAGACAAACAAAAACTTGACCGTAAACTGGTGGATTGTTTAGTTCTCCACCCCATACATTTACCGCATCAAAAGTAATACCTAAAGTATTTTGTTGAATTGCTGTAATATAGTCATCTTTTGTAACTGCTCTATTCTGCGCAGAGAATGATTTTGTTGCTTGAAACTTAATTGAATCAATTGTTTCTTTATTTGAACCGTTTGATGCAGCCAGAACTGGAGTAACTACTGTGTTTGCAAATGTTGCTGCACCACCCGTAAATACAAAATTGTTTGCTCCTGCTGAAGCAGTACCACTTGTTGATATAAATGAAACTAAAACAAGATTTCCATCAGATAACTGATTACCCAACACACCATCACCAAAATATATTTCATAATAACCAGTCAATGATTCTTGTAAAAAATATACATTCGATTCTGAATTTAATGTTAAGAAATCGGATGCTGGTTGATAAATGGTATATGATGTATTTGATGATGATTGTTGAACAAGCACTTGCATAGTTGAAGTGTCTATGTTTGCATCAGATAATGTAAATAGATATTTTGGATTTGATGTACTATCAACCAAGAAACTATACGATACTGGATTACCCTGTTTCAATTCAACATTATTAAATACAGCAGCACTATTTGCAGTACTTACTGTATATGAATCTGTTGTGACAAAGTTATAGTTTACACTATTTACCGATTCAGACAAAAAAGAAGTAAATCTAGGTAAAGTGAGTGTCGCACCTCCAACATTATTTACAGTAAAATTAATTGTTGCTGTTGGTGCAATAGCAGACTTTGGTACATAATTCAACAGTTTTGCATGAGAAACAACGGATGATCTCTGAATTGCAGAATCCAGAAACATTTCATTGGCAACCATATTCAAATAATAAGCATTATATTGTGTGTTGTATGCAAGTATATCGAGCAATACTGATAATGCAGAACCACTAAAATTATAGTCTTTAAATGTATCTTGTGATTGAAGATATGTTATAAAGTTTTGTTTAATATTACTAAAGTCTAGTTCAGTAATTTGAATATTTGTATTGGATGCCATTATCTCGACCTTTGAAGGATTAGATTTACTGCTGTAGGTGTAGAATTATTCCCTATGTAAAATTGCAAGTATACCGAATAAGAATTGTGGTCAGGGTCAGCAGTAACATTAACATGATCTACTTTCACTCTAGGTTCATAATTGGTAACAACATTTATAATTTCATTCTGTAATAAACTTGCCGTTATATTAGTGAAAGGTTCAAACAACAACTTATTTAAGTTGGAACCCAAACTTGGTTGAAACGGTCTCTCATAAAAATTAGTCAGCAATAGGTAACGGACAGACCTTATAACGGCCTGATCATCGTAACTTAACGCAACATCCCTTGTTCCAGGAACTTTGTTGAATGTTAAATCTAAGTCTGAGTATATTTTTTGTAATGTTGCCATCGTTTATTTATTGTTTAAATTTGAGATAAGTTTTGGAGTTCCAATATAACTTCGTATTATATTTTCTGAAGTGACAGACATATTATTGAATTGTGATACGGTTTGATAATCCTGAACTAATGAAATCGAATTTTTATAGAAATTTACATCATTTGTTCTGTAAGTATTCATCAAGTTGTATGTTGATTGTATATCCGAAACGATAGTGTTGACTGCATTTGAATTCAGGTTTGATACATTAACTATGACATTGGCAATATTTGCTGTGGATATACTACTATTTAATGTTGCATAATCAGCGGTAATAATGATTGTATCGTAAGCTATGGTGTTTGCCACAGTTAAACTTGTAAAGTTACCAAGAACAGGTACATTATTCTGTAAACCATCGGTCTGATTAACAACCGATAAGGTTTGACTACCTATTGCTATTGCACTTGTGTAGTCTGGTAAATTTAATTTGTCTTGTGACTGTGTAACATTAGAAATTCTATTTGTATGGTCACTAAAATTAGCAACTTCAGCCAAAAAGTTATTTGCAACTGCTGGTAGTCCACC